CCGAGGGATGTGGAACAACCACTAACCCTCTATCATCGCCACCGCTTGACCAGCATGCTGGTCTTGCGGCTCGTGTATTGACTGACAGAAAAGGCGGGAAGTGGGTCTATACCCATATTCTCGCCCCGAACTGAGTCCTTAGCCCATGACAAGGGACAATCGGTGCCAGCTTCGCTAAAATAACGAAGAAGCATCGACCATCCTTTCATGGGACGTGTAACTAAGGGTGACCTAACGTCGTAAACGCGATACTCGTGTCTTTGCAGACACTTGTTAAAGCGCCGACGATTCGGTTTCCATTCGTCCGGCACCTCTCGTAAGCTAGGACATGAAAGATTCATGTCGTCGCTCGCAATTGGACCATATGTATGGAACAACCAACCTACGATGCAATCGTAGGTACGGAAGTACTGTCTATCATAGAAGGAATTCGCGTAAGCGATCCAACTAGTGTAGACATCAGGGCAGGGTAATGATGACAGGACCGTTCGAAAGCGAACGGGAGTGACGTCGACGCCGTTGAAAGCGTCCATGCCACATGACTCTCTAAAGAGTCCTCCTGTGCAACTCTTATCGCGGTTTACTTTTAAACCAAACGATTCGAGATGTTCGATCGCGTCTCCCGCAAAGGCGGTTGTAACGATCACATCATCACCATACACTTGAATGCACTCGCGTGCATTTGCGTCGGTCGCGCTGGCGGCAAGTATAGCCCAGACAGTGAGTGCCAATATAGGGAAGCAAAGACAGCTTCCCATTGGCGCAAACTTCTTAAGCGGTAACACTTGTCCATCAGGCAACACGGTCGATGAACTCCTACAAGCCTCTAAGTACGTATATACGTTCTTAGGGAAGAGTAGGCGAACTAGATCAGCGCTTACTCGATCCGAGGCCTCATTGAGGTCAAGGGTCGAATACCTGCCGTACTTTGACCCTTCAAGGGCTAAGGCACGGTTATGGGACTGATCAGTGAAGAAAACACTCTCTTTAGTAAGAGGGTGTGACTCCACTAACTTAACAATAGCCCTGCCAAGTCCCTGTTGGACCCATTGGTAATCAACGGGTTCGCAAGAGATAAGGCGAGGGCCGCGAGAGTCTTTCGGAACGAGTATAACTCGAGCCGGAAGATCTTCGGAAGAAACCTTAGAAAAGGTTTCGAACTCATCACAGACATGACCCATAGATGCACAGAAATATGCATCAAACGGATAATGTTCAGTGATCTTCCCAGAGACGTTAGTCCAAAGGTACTTCTCTTGAAGCTTTTGCCGAGTGGCAACAGCTCCAGGTCCATGCCGCGGATGTATGTCTAGTGGGTCAAACGTGCTGAAGAGCTCTTGTAAGAGCGCTCTGGCACGCCGCGTTATTACAGCTATCGGAGTATTCTCAAAAGAGAGACTACGACGGCTTTGATAATTGCGTTCAACAGCAGCTTCGAGTTCTTCGAAAGCCGCTGAACGCGATGATAAGTCCTTTTCCGTTTCTTTGAAACGGTCGAGAACTTGTTGTTCTTGTTCATCGGAATAAGGGAGCTTATACTTATAAAATGAGTATAAGACAGACCTTAATGACTTGACGCTTGCAACACACGGACTGTGAAGCAATACCCCGTCTTTTGACAGGACTTCGCTGAAAAGCTCACCAAGAAACCTTGGAAGCTTACTACCGGGAAGGGATTCAAATCCCAACTCGGTAGCGTTCATCGGAGTTCCGCCAGCTAATGCCTTGTCAAAGGCCTTAGCAAGACGTGGTAAGGTTTTCGTTAGAAAACCATTTCCTTCGCAGGCTAGTCTTGCGTTTAACTTTTTAAGGGTTAAGCGCAAGGCTCGATTGTTGAACACCAATCCATGTGCGTTTGAGACATCATGAAGAAGTGCAGCGATGATTTTACTCTCATCTAGGCTCTTAATAGACTGCATAAGCTAGTCTTCCTAGAGCATGTACACACTTCATGACTAACGAACGTACTTAACACAACACAATCGATGAAGAATATCATCAAAAGTAGTCTCTTACCATCTATTCCCAACGCGCAAGCACCTTTAGCAAGGGTGCTTAACGTTGCGGTCAAGGTGGATGGAGACCTCGAACATTTCTATCTGAATAATTCTGAGGTGGATAGTGGAGGTCTTATGGGGATCGATAGCTTAGTCGCTCTGAACTGCAAGGTAATTTTACCTAGCGGCAGATTGATCATGTCTAGCGAACCACTCACAGGACCGAACACGTTCGTCCCAGGATCTGCAGATGTAGAGCTAATTACTGATATTTAGTTCTTAGATATCAGATACGGCTCAAGAAATGTCAACGAAGGATAAGTAGAACATACAGGAGAGAAAGGGTCATCTATGAAAACAAACACTGAAGACACGAACGGAATTATATCAACCTATATTAATGTCCATTCCCAATTAAGGGAAGTAGACAAACTAGTGGAGGTACATTTCTGCCAGGGGATTCAGCTGGATAACATAGATGACTTGATCTCACTGCAAGCTAGACTGTGGAAGCTGATAACACAGATGGACAACCATCTGCTATGGGGGTCTTAGAGACCACCATTCAGCAATACAGCAGAGCCGTTACCAGTGCCGTCGAAGAGAATAGTCGTTGAAGCGCCAAGTGACGCCATAAACGAGTTCAACTCTGCGATAACATTGGCCATCTCAGTATTAACAGTCAAGGCGCCCACTGGGGCGTCCAAAACTGCGTACGCGGAGATGGTGACTGGCGTAATCGAATCGACGGACGATATGACAGTTTTGTCAAATCGAACGACGGAACGACGACGTTTCTTAAGGCCAGCACCGAGCTCTTGATGTTGAATCGAGAGACGGTGAGGGGCCGAAGGACTCTCAGTAATCTGAGAGAATTCAGTCTGGCGGTCTGACGTTGCGATACGTTGGAATTCAACCTCCGTACCGGCAGCGTTCTTGATTTCGTTTGTATTTAGTGTGTTTGCTAACATGCTTTTGCAGACGATTTCTGTTCGTCCAACAGGCTGATATATATCAGCTTTTCTTGTGTTTGTGCCTTCGTGATAGCACGAGGGCCGCCCCAAGACTAAACTCAGTTGGGCTTAGTCCACTCGTCGTAAACGAGCTAGATGGCGGCAGTCCAGAATCACGGCGGTAAGCCGTTTCTTTTACTGTCGGCATCGTAGTACTCATGTTCTGTGGGTCGAGCACCGAGTCGATACTAGAATCTAATCTAGTAAAGACTTGGCGACTTCTCTTCACAGACCATAGGTAGCGACGTATGTTGATCTTCGGTTCCATATTGAGACGCCCGCCGTGGTCTTTTAGGTATTGGCCAACGCCAAGTACCCAATCCACGACGAACGACCAAGGAATGGCGTTCCAGATAATCTGGGGATTAGGGTTAATTCCCAACTTATCTAAGAACACCAAAAGTTGAGCATGCTCAACTTGGTAACGAGTATAATTAAAATTATACTCGATCTCTGCATGGAACACGGAAGGTTCGTATCGGACGTCACGCTTGAGCATAGAGTAGGAGATTATCGAAGGCATAGGCGAGAAAGAATCTCGATATATGCCGTACGATGGATCATTACTCGAAAACTCATTCGATACGTCCGTGAACTCATTGAAGAAGAAGGTAAAGTGCCTCTTCTGCAACTTCCTCGATTGTGTAACGAGTTGATTCATTTTCGACTCGACACTAGACAACGCGGCTTTGACGCCGAGTATGTCAGATACGAGGGGAATGACGTTAAACTTCGCTTGAAGATAACCGTCAGACCCCTTGCGGAGCATTTCGCGTAACGTCTTCCCACTAACCTTAACCTTGGTTAGCAGGTCCGTTACATTGCGAAGTGATTTGGGCAGTGACTTGAAGTCCTTCAATTCTATAACAGAATTGATGGCCGACAACTCTGCCTTGATCGAGGGTAACATGGTCTTTAAGGACCGCATTACCAATTCGTCAAGGTTAGATGGCTTGGGTACAAAACCCCCGTCATCTCTGACCACTTTAAAACTCGGGAGTCCCTGTATAGGGAAGCCCGGTTCTCCGAACCGTAGAGCAGGATTGCCGTTGTGGAGAGCCACAACGCCAGCCCGACCATCAACCCACGTACCTTCGAAGTAATCAGGATAAGTATCCCAATAACTTGAAGCTACGCGGACACCGTGAGCCGATTGACTAGTAGTTCGACCTATTTTATAGTGCTCGAAACTTTTCCAATCGCGTCTCGCAGTTGAATGATCCTGATCAGTCTTACACTCGTAGAATATAGAATATTCTGGAGAGTAAAACCTGTAAGGACCATAAGGTGGCGGGTATAAATAGTCAGAGTCCGCTTTCCGTCGAGGTCTTACCAAGACCTCGACTGCTTGCGCCTCACCATTTATATGCCGTTCTACGATTTTCATACGTGTGGATTGTTAAACAT